GTAAGAATCTGGCATGGACAGTTACATTTATAGGAGTTGCAGCACCACTAGCCATAGTAAGTGGTGAAGAGACATAAGTTATTAATGTTGAATAAATTTGTAATTCAAAATCAGAAGTTGCTGATAGTGTACATGCGTCCATATGTGATCTAAAAGGTATTATTATCTTAAGTACACTTTTCTTACCAGCATCTATTTGATACCATTCACCTGATGAAGCATTCTGAAAAGTTTTATAATTAGCAGCTAATGCATGGTGAAATGGTATTACACTCATCATTAACTTACCATAATGAAAAGCTGTGGCATTAAGTCGATACGTTACTTCTATTAAAGGTTTAAACATGTATATTCCTTGTAGTTTTTCAACCATTCTTGTATCAATAAGTAGAGCACTAGGTAAATGAACAACATTCTTTTGCATTCCTAAAACATCAGTAGGACTCCATTGGAATGAAGATACTAATACAGGTCTAGATATAAAATTTTGTAAATTTACGTCTACAACTGGTTTATACATTCGTGGTGAAATATCGTTAATTTGTTCCGTTTCTATTGGTGCATCTTCAACGAATGTTGTAACTTTTTCCTTATCAAATGTTTTGTCGTCCATTTGAGCTACAAGAACTTGCAGGTTCTCTGGTTTTATAAACTCACTAATGCAAATTTTTCCAATAGGTAGAGTAATGTGTTCATTAGTAACATACACTTTGTGTTGCATTAAGTAATCTCGAATTTTAAACATTTTCTCTTTCTTACTACTCTCAACTTCAATGTACAAATCCATTGCTTCTAATTCATCAGCAATGTCATATTTTTCACATTGTATTTCAGTATCAGTAGTAATAGCTTTTCGTGCATCTGTATAAGCATAAGCAAATTGTCGTATTCTATGCCTTGTTCTATCAGACATTATCATAAGTCGTACAATTCTTTTAATAGATCTAACTATAGGTCTTAACATAAGCATAGCAGATCTTAGAGCGACTGAGCATTCAGTTTGTAAAGCTTCATCAAATAAAGGTTCTTCATCATCCATTTGAGCGAGGAGTGTACCTCGTACTTCAACATTGGATGTAGTTGGTAAAGCAAATTGAAAATCGTTGCCTAATGAAACAAAAATTTGATAATATATAGGTTGTACAACTGGTTGTCCACTAGTTAAAGTATTCATAAGAACAAATCTAAGTGAACCATTATTACTTCCATATTCAGGTACATCTACATATCCGACAATTTTACACCAAGATCTAGATTGCATATAAGGTATAGTAAAAGATACTTCAGTACTTTCGTTAATATCAACAATCATATTTAATAAATGATCTGGATCAAGATCCGCAACTTTAACGTGACTAGGTTCCCAGAATATACGAACACGGCATGAATGAAAACTAGAAGCACTAAATACAACGTGAAATCGAAAACTTCCTCTCCACATACTAAATAAACGTGCCAAAGCATTACTTGGTAATGCCCACATTTTATTAGGATTGAGTGTTTCATTAAAACTACTATATACCATAGCCATAGGTGTTAAGTAAGTAGCATATAATAGTTGTCCGGGTGTATTACTACTGGTAATTTTCCCTACATATAATAAAGAGGGTCGTTGTCCAAATTTGACTAGATCCATACAATCAACTGTATCATGTACCATAGTAAAATCTTTAGCTAGATAAGCTGATTGACTAACGTTAAGAACATCTGCGTTACATAAATCATCTACATGATTATAACGTGGTCCTTTAAATGTAGTAGGCATTGTTGCAGCTATGTTCTGTGGTACTGAAAAACCAAAACGTTTAAGTATTCGTGAAGAAGCCCATAATCCAGCACCAATAGGAGCAGTTGCTGCTCCTATACCAGGTACCAAAGATGACATAAACATAAAATCACCAGCAGTAGCTATAGCGTCTGAAATGACAGTTCCTTTTGCGTTTTGAGCTTTTAATTCACTGTCAGCTACTTGAGCTATTTTTCGATATAAATTAGGTCGTGCAATTTCATCACGTTTTTCTTCATGTATCGTTGTGGATATTGTTTCGACAGGATCAATTATAGGTTCCTCTTCTTTTATAATTGAAAGAGAGTTTATCTTTTCATCAAATAATCCTTCTAATTCATGTGCTGTATCAGCTCTATACCTATGATTTTTAAGCTTATTCCAAGCTTCATCAGAGATAATATTCGGAATAGAAGTATCATCCATTTGAGCTTCCATATATCTAATATCTAAATCGCTCGTAGCTACGCCTAAAAGAACATTTAACTGTTCTTCTTGCTTAACTTTAGTCATTGCATTAAACATTTGAGCAAATATCTTCCATAAATCAGGTGATGTTGATTCCATTCCATGACGCATAATACGTTCAAATTGTTGTCCTCTTACTAAATCAATACCATCCTTAAATTGTAAATCATATTCATTTCCAGTTTTATATAATGTAACTTGTTTTTCTGGATAATCATCATCATCGATTTGCGCGACCATTTTCTTTTCCTTCAATTCCATATCCAATAATAATTGCATCAATTCTCGTCTTTCATTGTAATTGAAAGTATCTAATATAGTTGTGAATTTAGCTTGTGATCTTCCGTTATTTTGTTGATTTATACTAATTTGTAATTGTTCTTGAAAAACTTTTTCAACATTTCGTTGAATAGCAAGAATTTTTCTAATATCAAAGGATAATTTTATTCGACCAATCCAATTTAGAAAGGCATCTTGTCCAAGAGGTGTATTTAATCCATTCAAATAACCTTTTATATTCTTTTTAATATCATTGACTATTTCATTTTTCTGGGATCTTAACCATTGTAAAGCCCAGTCATCAAATGTATCATTTATACTTAGAATTTCAAATTTTTCATCATCCATTTGTGCTTCAAGAGCTCTATCATATAATTCTACTTTAACACGACGATATTCAACATCTGCGTGATTTGAATAGTCAGGATACATTAATGAGAAACAGTAATCATAATTAAATAATGCTTGAGTTTTGATATTATATCCTGATGAATTAAGATCGCGACAATATTTCACAAATAATTTGCGATATTTCGTAAAATCTTCTACGCCATAATTAGTTAATTCTAATAATGTAGTATTAAAACGATTCATCTGATCTTCCATATCAGTTATATCTCCATCACACCAACGTGGTATTTCCAAAATAACTTTTCGATCTAATTGTGCCAACATAAGATCATATTTAGGATGTTTGACAAATTTTCGTTTAAGAAATGTTGTTTCATGGTCTAGATAAAATTCTTTCAATGGGGCATGTTTATCAGCAGATGTATAAGACATACCTAAAGTAGCAACTAAATCAGCAAAACTCTTATTATTATATAAATGTATAATATGTTCATGTATTGATTCATAATTATCATCTCCATAAAAGATACTATCAACATATTTAGAAGATTGTGATATATCTAATTTTGTTAATTTTATAAATGCATACCGAGTAAGAAACATGTTAACAATACAATTTAAAATTGTTGTTAATACAATCCCTGAAGGATTTCCTTGTAACATCATAACAACAAACGTCTCGATAACATGATATGTGTTAACGCATGTAGCAATAAGTGTTCTACGTATTTGAGCATTCTCTGGTCCATCATCGTACCAAGCATTTGCAACATCAGCTACAGACATGCACATTTGTTGTGCAAGTGTAGAATCATATTTTGCAAAGTCTCCATTCTTTTTCTTCTTTGAAGTTGCTCTTTGTCGTTTATATAATTGTGTCCAATCATAACTAGTGGCATTTATTCCAATTGCAATTTCGCCAGTTTTATAGCTAGTATGACAATGTCCGATAAAAGCACCAAAATATTTGCGCATAGCAATAGTTAAATCCATAGGTCCAATTTGAAATAATCGTGTTTTTCCTTCAGTTACTTTATCTATATCTCGACGTTCATCTTTCAATGTGTCAGCGAATAAAGTATCAGATATTAAACCATCAGCAGCATCTTTAATTCGCCTATCGACAATATTTTTAAGACCTGCACTTTCTTTATAAACATATGATTTGCTTCCATCTTTATTTTCAATTGTGTCAAACCAAGGTAATTTTCCATTGGAATTATTGTGTATCGTGTAAGGTAAACCAGGTGAAGTACTCATATCCAATTGTTTTAATCCTTCAACTCCGTTAATAGCTTCAAAATCAGTTAATACACGACGTAATTTTGTGTCATCATACACCGATTTCCATGTTTCAATAGAATCGGACATATGTGTAACAACGAGATCGTAATCCTTTTGTGATACCATTTGTGAATAACATGATATTTTTTCCAAAGCTTTAAACAAAGGAGATATTAAATTTCCCTGAGAATCGTAAAAGGGAGCTAATGCAGCAGGTGCTTGCATAGTAGGTCCCACATCCTTTTCCATTTGATCAAATACCAAACTTCTCTGTACTTTACTTTTACGTGGTACATTAACACGAATTCTCTTATCTTTTCCATTAGAATCTATTGTTTTAGTTTGTCCAACAACAGTTAAACCAATTTCTTTAAGTTTCATACAGGTATTATTTAAAGGATCATCAATTTCAGCTTGCATAAGTTCACTTTCTGGTGATACTGTTATTATTTTATCTCCAGCAGTTTCTTGAAAGAACTCAAATGCTTCATCAATATCTTCACTAAATACCATGGCAGCAGCTCCAGCTCCATTAGAAGCAGCAACGTGCATACCCATAATCTTTTTGGCATTCATTTTAGAGTCAGTATTCATAAATAACATTCCACAATCTCCAGCCATAGTATGACAATTTTCATAGTAATATGACATTGGTAAATAATATTCTCTTGATGGTATTGTAGCTTGTATTTCATCGATTATTTTTTCATTAGTGCTATACATAGCTGAATAAACAGCTGGATTAGTAACATTTAATACTAATGGTTCACTATTTATAACTCCTGAAAATTTTTTAGAACGCATTCCATATAAATACGATCCAACTAAATTTGGTTCGTCATCGTCAGATATAAAGAAACGTCTAATATCTTTCATAGCACACATATTTTTTACACGAAAGAAACAAATATCTTTCGAATGTTCATGTTCAGGTAAATAAGCTACAATTGTATCTAATTCGACACATGTGTTTTTATTAGCGCTCCAATATAATCTTAACCGAATATTAAATGGATTGTTTTTTACTTTACCATTGGAATCCATTAATAATTCTTGTCCGTATCTATCATAAAATACTCCAATATAATCATCAATTCGATGCCAATAATGTCGTGGCAACATAAATACATTACCTCCAACACATAAACAATGCATATAAACTTCTAACTGTTTATATTCAATTCCATCTAATGTATATTCCATACGTAAAGTACAAAAGTTAGGTTTAATAACACTTTCAATGCATACATTCTGGTCATCATATATTTGAGCTCCTCTAGTAAGTCGTTTTACTTCAGAATTTCGATTACGTACGATTTTATTGCGTTTCTTCTTTTTATTAGAATTTCCTTCGCTCGTTTGAGCTTCACCCCTTTTAAAATCAATTAAAGGTGTTAATGGTCTCGTCGGAAAAAATTGTGCAACAAATCTTGCCCATATTGACATAATGGCAAAACATCCAATAGCTCCAGTAATAATACGGACTATAGGTATTTCATTGATTAAGTACTTACATTCATCAACGAATGTTCTCCAAACATTTTTTGCTGTTGTAGGTGCGACAATTGGTTGTCCACTTCGTACATAATATATATGTAATATATTAGCATATACTTTATCAAGACAAAATCGTTTATTTAAAACATCATCAATAACTTCTATTGTACCATTTATTCTGATACAACACTTACCATTTAGTATATGTTGTCGGTGATAGCGTGAAAAGAATTGATTTAAAAATAATTTAAATTTTCTTTCATTAAATAATGTAGTAATAGCTTCACTATCATATTGATATTTTTCAATGATAGCTTGTTGTATTCGATTCGCGCAATCACATTGACGTGCATCATCGTACTCGCTATGTTCTATAAATTCCATATTATTTGGTATAGGTGCATCAGTTGTAATATTTTGATTTTCAACAGGTTGATCATCAATTTGTGCTGACCAAATATCTTTCATAACATCATAAAGTTCATACTTAAAAGCTTTTTGAATAGCGAAATGATCTTTGGCTTTTGTTACAATGTAATCGATTCCAGTATCGAAATCATATTCAGCAATTGTATGTCCTTGAACAGGATGTGTAAATTTTAATCGATAAGCATCTTCAGGTACTATTTTGATATATTTGCAAGGTTTAACACCTTTACGTAATGCCTCAAGCATTTTCATTTTATCAACTTTTTGTCCTGTAAAATATCTATTATTCAATACTAATTCAACTACGACCGCCCGTCGTGCAAAAATGTGTTCTCCACCAGAAAGGCAAATACTTGAGACAAATTGTTGTCCTAAAATATCTTCTTGTGAGTTAGATATTACAAGTTGGGCTCGGAAGAAAACTTTATTTTTTCCTTCACATTCTGCTATTGGTAATGCAAGTGGTGCATCATCTACAACATCAGTTAGTTCTTGAATAGCAGTGTACATAGCTTCTTGATTAGCATAAACTTGAAACAAATCATTATATGCCACTACTTCATGATCATACGAATCCCAATGAGGTGCTCCACATGTTCGTGAGAAACAAATATTGGCAGGATTTTCGAATTCTGTTCGAATTCCCAATTGTTTACATAATATATTCATAATTAATGGTTGGAACATACTAGATTTTCCTCTGCGAGTTTTTCCATGAATAAATAACCAAAAAGGTGTCATTCGTGCAAATTTCTCATCTCCAATAACATGATATGGTATTGTTCCGACAGTTTTATCTAATGATTTGATCATAACTCGTAAATATGGGAAAATTCGACATTTATCTAAAGATGAATATGATAACATTTTCTTATTTAATTCAGATTCGATATCCATAAGTTGCTTACGTAAATTAATTACTTGTAATGCGTGATTTCTATTGCTAGTACACGATTTGTAAAGCCCTTCGTGAAAATATTTATTATATTTATCAATTAAATCACCAATATCATCAGTTTTAATTACTGAAGGTATTATACCACATTGTTTTACAATTAGATCTCCAATTGTTTCAACTATTTTTTGTATTAGTAGTACAACATATTCTCCAATAGTTTTGGCATCCCGTAAAAAGCTAGCCAAAAGATGAATACGATTACTTGACATACTAATCTTTCTATAGTTATCAACATCCATAGGTTTATACATTCCAAATAGCAATTCTTTAATTAAATGGAAAAATGATGTAACAATAGAACTTTCTTGTACATCGTCAGTTTGTGCTTGCATTCGACTCGTTGAAAATTTACTTATGATCCCCTGGACAGCTCGACTCAGGCTTGGTAGTATTGATGACAAGTTACCTATACATTCTATAGGTAAAACCAAAGTCATAAATGCAACGATTTGTGGTAACTTTATACTTTCTATTTGATTCATCAAATAAACAGCAGATACTATTTTAGCTACCATAGTAAAAATAGATAAATATGTTGTTCCATTATCTATTTTGTCCAATACACTTTTACACATAACATTAAAATGTTCCATGTTTAAACCAAGATTTGTCACAGCATCTGACATTGTTTGTACAGAAGTGTGTATCTTGTTAATACTAGTTGGAATTTGTGTTACAAAATCAAATATTTGAGCTTTGTGCATAATTTTAGTTAAATAAACATCAATATATTCACGTTCTTGTTCATCCATTTGTTGTAACAATTTTTTCTCACAATGTCCATATCCATTTTTACATAAATTAGCAAGTAATCTAACAAATTGATCTTCAGTATCCGTTAATACTTTTACATCATCTATTTGAGCTTTCATACGATTAATAAATTGACATTCATCTAACGCAACATCTAAATTTAGATCAACATAGATCGAAGGATCCAATGATCGAACATATTGCGCAAAGCGATTGGCCCGAGATTTCGAAGCAGTGCAAAGAAGTGGCGTCCAAGATAATAAGTTAGATGATAACTTGTTAAGGTAAGAACGTTGTTCAGTACGTGTTCGAAGATGCTTAAGTTGTTGAATAACGTGTTGTAATGTGAGACTATCAACATTACCAACGTTATATACATCGTTAAATTGTTTCTCGATAATCCGAATATTATCGGAATATGTAGAAGGGAAATCAACGTTTTCAGTAAAATATTTAGCATTATTCATTCTATGTTTTATAAAATACAGAGTAAGTGTAATTGTGAGATAGCAAATTAATATTAAAATTCGTTTAATGAGAAGTTGAGAAATCGTGATTGCAAATGTTGTATTCAATAAGTTGTGTCTGATTTGTGAGAATGCCATGCTTCGGAGGTTGTCCCGGCTGCAGGCCGCCGTTTCAAATTATTTGAACCGAAATCCAGGAAACTTGAAAACCTTTGTATTGATTTAAAGTTCAACACAGTAAACTTTTCTGGTAGAATATATATCATAGCATATGTATATAAACGCCAGAGAGAATGTATTAATTAGCTACTGTCCATATATATATAAGATTATATTGGCCGCAACGTGGTTCATTACACCTCGAGATTCAATAAATGATAGCTAGACCTGATTATGGTTTTGCAACTGTTAAGTCATTAAAATAACAAGTATGGGGTTGCCAAACAATAGTTATTTTAAATATCAAAAGAAAGTCGACTAGTTTATTCGTGATCTTCGCATTTTCTATTCACTAGTGTCGTGGTCTATAAGTTATATATATAGTTTACTTGTAGTTTGATAATTAAATTATCAGGAATAAAAGACAAAGACAAGACAAAACAAATTCTAAGCATACATATTGTAAATATATCATAATTTAAGTTAGGCCTATGGACATGCATTCTCATTTGTTACCAGCGATGCATAGGAGTTCTCAGGCTCCCCAGTACCTCCATATAACAAGGTAATATAAAGTGCAAACAATATACTATTAATTATACGAGTTAACATAAATTATATATAAGTCCAAAGAAAATGTACTCAAATAAATTTCTATACTAATGTTTTTGTTATATAATATTAAATTTAGATTTATTTTTGTTTACTTTTTATTGTGTTTTATAAATTTATTTTGTATTTTTATTGGTTTAATATTATATATATTTTAAGTTTTAAATGTAAATTATGTAATATTAAGAATAAATGATTGGTGTATTAAAGTCAAATTGCCGTTCGTAACAAATTGTTAAGTTAATACGTATGGTAAACCGTTCGTGGAATAACCATTGATCATTTAGATCAGCTTATTTTTACGCAGAAGTCTATGTGCAACGAAAATGAGATATAAGAGATTTCAATTAAGAAAATTC